AGGTAATTCTGATGGCTTGACTACGTTCACTGTAATCTGCTTCACCACATCTCCTTCGTGAGCAACCTCAGTCTTTTCAATGTACCCTCTTCTCTTGCCCTTGGTCTTTAACAAGAACATGGTGGCCAAAGTATCACCCTTAGTAATCCTCTCCATCAATTTATGCTCACCCCAATCCAACATAATCTCCTCTGGCTCTATTTCAGCCAAAGCCTTCTTAAACTCAGTATCATTCTTCATCCAATTCTGATACATAGTCCTACTAATCCCACACGCTTGACAACTTATGGTAATATTCCCAAAATTCTCTCTATAAGCAATAATAAATGCTTCTTTAGTAATATCCTTAAACTGCTCGTTCATATTAATCGTTGATTATTTGGTTATAGCACTCTGATGGGTTATAAATATCAAGAGATGAATCATAATGTCCTAATATGTACGCCTCTCTAACTATTTCTTTTTCTTTTGGTATTCCGATTTGAGTTATAATATTTATCACATCATTCATAGATGACTCAACATCTTGTGTTTTAGCATTAGCAAACATTTGTTCAACTAAATCTAATACTTCCTTCATTGCTGTTTTCATATTATCGGTTTTTGGTTGGCGTTCTAATAGCAGCTGACTCAGCAGCCTTCTTTACCACTAAGTTCTTATACTCAAGTATATTCCCACATTTGAAACAAGCAACCCTATGCTTCTCAATATGTGACTTCCAAACATAATCCTCCATCACACAACCACATTTACACTTATACTGTTTCTTTCCAAATGTATCTTTCATAGTTCTAATTTGTAGTTAGATAGGAATCGAACCTATACTTCCCCCCGTTTCAGAGAGGTATGCTACCATTACATTATCTAACTGTGTGCTTAGTTTATAGTCGTTCTTACTCACCCAACGACTGTAGTATGGTTACGTTATCTGAAAAGAAAAGAGGCTTTACCATATACAAAGTCAAAGCTACAACAATAATTCTAAATAATAGAACAAATATTAAAATTGGTGAAAACAATGTTTTATATCAAAAATGTGAAGGGCACATCGGTGGTACAACATTGATTACACGAAAGAAAGGGGTAGGGGGTACATGGGTATAAATTAACATACATAAACGATTGATAATCAGCAATCGAATTGTCTTATAATTACCATTATGTTAAATAGGTAGCTAATTGGGATAGTATTTAGTAAGTATTTATACATACAATTTGTTACGCACTCAATCGCATAACATAACAACCGACACACAATTTAGGGTTAACAGACTTTGGTAAAGTATCCCTAATATAATATAATATACATTATTTATTTTAGTATTTATTATATAATATATAATACAATACATATTATATTATATATTGTATATATTATATAAAGTATATGTATTATATAATACATACGGAGAATATAAGCATAGTCAAATAAGTTTACCAGCGGTATGAATATAGACTGAAAATAATTTAATATTTTTTTATCTTTTTTATTGTTATTTCATTTTTACTACTTATCTTTAGTCTGTCAATAACGACAAACAAAAACAAAAACACAAACAAAATGCAACACTTAAGCAACTTTCTTTTGATTTGGCAATTATGTCTATTCGTTATTATCTTGTCAAATATGGCAAGGTTAGTATCTGATTATCTAATAACTAAAATTAAATAAGATGAACACACACATTACAATTATCGAATTGGCTTTATTATTTATCGGGTCAATCCTTATCTACACATTAGCCAAAACAATTTGGCAAGACTTAACACAATACAAATAACCTTTAAACACCTACAAAATGAAAACACAAACAATTAAAACGTACTCATTTAATGAATTAAGTGAAGAAGTAAAAAAGAAAGTACTAACCAAGTACATTGATTTGGGCATATCTGATTATTGGTATGAAGATACGTACTACTCGGCAAAGGAGCAAGGAATAAGTATTACGGGATTCGACCTTGACAGAGGGCAAAAAATAGAAGGTGAATTTATTTGGGAACATATTGAAGTTGCCGATAATATGCTTATGGATATTCAAGAGGGCCATCCATTATACTCTATATCGGAGCAATTTAGAAAGGAAAGGGATGAACTTTGCGACAATTGGGAAAGGGATGAAAATGGAGAACCAATTAATGTGGATGAATTTGACGAAAAATTAGATGAATTAGAGTATCAATACGAAAAGGATATTTTATGGCAATATTGGAAAATATTGAGGGATGAATACGAGTATTTATTTTCTGATGAATTTCTAAGCGAACATTTTGAAGATAATGAGTACCAATTTACAGAAGATGGCAAATTATACAACTTTTAAACACCTAAAAAACACAAAATGAGAAAAATTACAAAACAAATGGCCGAGGCATTTAGAAACTTTGAACCATTTAACAAAGACAACACAAGGGTATTTATTGATAGAAATTTTAACGACCCAATGGCCGAAATTTATTTGCATGGCAACTTAATAGCTCGTAAATTTTTACGTTCTGGTAAATTGTTTATAACAAATGCAGGATGGAAAAGTAATGTAACAAAGGAAAGGTTAAATGCAATTGAGGGAGTAAGTATTAACCAAAAAAACTTTAATTGGTATTTAAATGGCATGAATTGGGATGGAGAATTGACAGAAATAAAAGGTTAACTGACGAGGGATAAATTCCCGAAATTCCGAGAGCTAACGTACAAAGTGCGTGGATATTTTACACAAGGTGTAACGTATCGGCTCGGAATATTAACCAAAACAAACACAAAATGTTTACACGTATTAACAACGACACAAACGGTAACCCTCGTTTTGTTGTTCATTACCTACAATTGGCCGATACATACGAAAGGGCCCTTTATTTGGGCCGTAAATTAGGAGGCCGTAAGTTTCACAACAAGCAATTTGGCGGAGGTATTGCGTTTCAATCTTATAATACCGACCAATTAGCCCAAAGGATAGCCGAAATAAGACAAAACGAATATTTGGCAAAATAAGCCAAAATAAGACACTAAAATTTTTAACCATGCAATGATACCAAAAACATATTAGAGGCCGAAAATGAGTCTAAAAAGTGCATTTAATTGCATTTTGAGGTACTTAGTACTATTAATTCGGTACTTTGGGCCTTGATATGTGCACTAAAGTACACTATTGAGTGCCAAAAATCTGCCAAAAACCCCATGCAAAAACTCCCCAAAAATCCAGCAAAAACCCTCTAAAAATCCCCTAAAAATCTGTGACAAAAACTTTTTACGGACAAAAATCTTTTACCATTTAACAAAAAATTAACTAAAATAAATGAAATTATAACAAAAAACCTTTAATTTTACCAAACCAAAACAAAAAACCCATGCACCAATTAATTACCTTAACCCATCCAATGAAGTGTGCCATAACTGGCATTCTCATTGACAAAGGCGAACAAGCCTACTACAATCACGAGACAAAAAACTGCATACATCCATTGGAGTATGAAACAAACATGAGCAAAGCTAAAATAGGAGACCCAAAAACTTATTTCAGCCGATTATCTAAATTAAACACTAAAAAACCTTAGATATGCCATTTTCTACTTGCTGTGGAGCTCACACTAACTACCCAGAAATTAACCTATGTCCAGAGTGCTTAGAGTACTGCGACTGGGAAGATGAAGAAGAAACCAACGAAGAAACAACAACAACACCAAAAAACCCATAACATGAAAAACCTACAATTTATCGAAGAACTCGACTTTTTACTTAACGAAACTTTTTATTTTACCAGACAAGACGGAATGATTGTCTCTGGGTCAATGTCCAAAGATTATGATAAGGCGTATTCAATATACAGCAACATGATTAAAGGACAACCTAAGAGCCAAGAGAAAGTATTGTTCGAGGTACTAATCCCATCAAACTAAACAAATGAATCAAAAACTATCCCTTGAACAAAAGAAGAAAGGCATCAAAGAAGAGTTTACTTATGTAAACAGCAACGGCAGAATCTCAAAACAATACACCTACAAAGGCATGATTATCAAATGGGATAACATGATACTAAATGGTAAATGGTTTTACTGGAGACACAGCTATTACGCCTCACTTGATGCAGCAGTACAAGGAATAGACAGACACTTAAAAATTTATAACAAAAACAAATAAACATGGACAATCAAGAAGTAGAATTAGTAGAAAGAGAATTAACACCTATTTTCCCTTGTGAGTGGTGCTTTAAGTTTGGCGATAATGAGCCACAAGTATTCGCAGCAACTAATGAAAAGATAGATGGCCAAGAACCAGCTATTAGATTAGTACTTGCTAATACAGAAGAAACAACTGTAACATTCCAAGACGGAGATAAGGCGTTCACATTATTCTGCAGACCATTAACAGAAGCAGGTCAAGTATTAATTAACCAAAACAACCAACTACAAGATGATTCAAGTAACGGATTATAGAGCAATGCTGAGACATGGAGATATGAAAAAAATCTGTGCTATCACTGGACTTTCACCTTATCTATTAAAAACAAGATTAGATAAGCACGACTACGAGACAGTTGAGATAGTAAAAACTTACTACGCAAACAAGTTAGAAGCACTAAAAAACCAAATCAATGACTATAGCGAAATTTAGAATGACACGCAAGTCTTTGCTAAGACCAAAGAACTATGAGGTAGATAAGGCAATAGTAGACAATGTAATTAATCATGCGGCTAATGTTTTTAAGATAAGGCCTATTATGGTTACAAATAAAGGTAGATATAGAGACAATGTTCTTGCACGAAATATGTGCTTTTATATCCTTCATGTTCACTATAAACAAAAATCCGCCCAAATTGCCCCATACTTTAAAAGAGATAGAACTACAGTTTTACATGGCATAAACACTTTTGCAAATGATGTTGAAGTAGTGCCATATTACATGGAGAAATATCAAGAAGTAAGAAAGAAGATTAAGGTACCTAAATTATATTCAGACAAATAAAAACAAACACTATGTATTCTACATTCCACGAACTTTCAGAACAAGACAAAAAGCTATTTACAGCTAAGATTTTACATGAGATTAACTACAACCAAGCATCTTACAACATGATGCAACTATTAGTTAGTTACTGGGATAACAACCCAATAATGGAAGTATCCTATTTTAATCAATCATTTAACACAACTAAAAAACTAAATTATGAGCACAGAAATAACTAATCAACCAAGGTTTGATTTAATCAACTCAGACTCGATGCTAAACTTATCTAAAGATTTAGCGAAACTTATTAAAGAAAAAGGATTGTCAAGCAACATTCAAGGAAAGCAATTCGTTAATGTTGAAGGATGGCAATTCGCTGGAGCTTCTTTAGGGTTAATGCCGATTATCACAGAAACTACGGACTTAACTCGAAGAGGCACAGAACCTGGTCAAGTAGAAATTAAGTACATGGCTAAATGCG